GTCTGACTATCTAGAAGGTAGAGATTATGTCCGTAGTATTCTTGCAACTAGAGGTAGCAAGTCTATTAACGCAGTAGAAAATCAAGACATCAAGGAAATGTGGGACACATTTACTGGTGGATTACTAGATGAATATATATCATTCAGTAGAGTATACAATCGTATTCTTGAAAATGATGACTTGACGAAAGGCTTGTAGTGTGAGTGACGCATTAGATAAATTAAAAGGTGGCAGCACGGGTTCTACTGCTGGAAAAGTCTACGTTGGTCCAGGTAAAACAAAGACCATTACGATGAAGAAGACTGGACAAAAACTTACTATAGAGTCCTCTACGGCATCGGTTACCGACTTGAAGTCTAGTTATTATACTGACCCAGCGGTTGAGGCTAACTGGATTAGAACTCTTCAGAAGTATGGTTATGGTAGTGTTGACCCACTTAAGGCTGCAGCAATCTATGAGTTAGCAGTTGATGGTGCAGGTGACTGGTATCAGAAATCCAAGGGTGCTCGTCAAATAACTCCTGAGCAATACCTACAATGGTATGCTAAGAATCAGGGTGTTGGTGATAGTAATAAGCCTAAGGTATCTGTACAGAAGTATCTATTCCAACCAGAAGAGATTCAATCTCTGATTGACGATACACTTAAAAGCGTTCTTGGCCGTAAGGCTACAGATAGCGAGAACAAAGAATTCTATACTGCTATTCAGGGAATGATTGATGCTGGAACAATTACAACCACCAAAAAAGTTGGCGGTAAAACTGTTACAGAAACCAAGCCTGGATATACTAAAGAAAAAGCCCAAGCCTTAATTAAGAAGAGTGTAGAAGAAAAGGCCCCACAAGATTTAGCGGAGAAGCAGAGTCTTGACTTTGCCGACTTCCTATCAGGACTAGGAGGCTAACATGGCAGATACAGCATTTGGTATTACCGCTGATTTAATTAAACAGTTCCCAGAACTTCAAAAGGTATTTGACCTATGGAAGGCTGGCAATACAACTGACGCAGAGTTAGAGTATTACAAAACTAGTTACTATAGAAATCTTACCTCTAATGCACAGACCCGTCAAAAGAAGAAGGCTTCACAGCCTGGTGTATACGCTCAAGAACTTGAATCATATAAGTTAGAGCAGAAGAAAAGACTTGCTGCAAAAGGTGTAGTTGTAGATGATGCTACCCTAGAGAATGCATATCTTAAAGGACTTAGCGATACACAACTAGACCTTAATGCTCTTATTGCTGCCAAAGGAAAGCCAATTGGTGGCTCTACATTAGGTAGTGTACAAAGTCTTAAAGAGTATGCTGATGCTTTTGGCATGTCCTACTCACAGAGAAGTTTGGACGCATGGTCTCAGGGTATCTTTGCTGGCACTACAACAACTGATGACATTCAAGCATTAATCCGCAGAGATTCTGCTAGCGCATTTCCTGGTTATTCTGACCAGATTAATAAAGGAACAAGTGTTGAGGCATTGGCTTCAGCCTATAAATCTTCTATGTCTAACATTCTAGAGATTGACCCAGATACTATTTCGTTTAATGACCCTACCCTTCGTAGAGCATTACAGTATATTGGCACTGATGGTAAGCCTTCAGTTAAACCAATCTGGCAATTTGAGACTGAACTTCGTCAAGACCCTCGTTGGGAAAAGACAGACAATGCTAGAAAAACTGTAGACTCACTATCATTAAAGGTCCTTCGTGACCTTGGATTGGCGTAAACATGGCTGCTCCTAAAGTCCCTATTGCTAGCACAACTAAAGTACAATCAGGTCAAACAATATCTGGTATTGCCGCAAAAGCAGGAGTAAGCGTTGCTGCTATTGCAGCCGCTAACCCACAGATTACCAACCTAAATAAAATTAATGTTGGCCAAACAGTTAAGATTCCAGTTGTTAATACTGCTACCAAAACCGCAACTAGCACTTATGCTGGTGGAGTAACTGGTGGAACAAATCCCTTTTCTCCTACATCAGGAGTAAGCGCAGCAAAACTTGAAACAATTTCTAAGGCTGCTGGAGTTACCCCAGTATCTGGTTCAACAGGTGCTACTGGTGCTACAGGTTCTACTGGCAATGCAGCAGCAGACGCTGCTAAAGCAGCGGCAGATGCAGCAGCAAAGGCTGCAGCAGATGCAGCGGCTAAAGCCGCAGCAGATGCACTAGCAGCAGCAGAAAAAGCGGCAGCAGAGGCTAAGGCTAAAGCAGATGCAGAAGCAGCAGCACGTGCAGCAGAACTTGAGAGAATTAAAGCAGAACTTTTAGCAGCAGCAGATGCTGATAGACAAGCACTTCTTGCTCAACTTGCAGCAGCACAAGCAGCGGCAGATGCCGCAGCCGCAGCAGCAGCAAATGCAAATGCAGCAAATGCAGCAGCATTAGCAGCAGCAAATACAGCAGCGCAACAGAAAGCAGCAGAAGATGCAGCGAAGGCTGCAGCAGAAGCAGAACGTGTAGCAGCGCAACGTGAGTCTGTAGGAAAAATTGTAGCGGATAGATTTGCTAAGTATGGTCTTGCTACTCTTGGAGCCAAGGTTCTCGACCTTGCTCGTCAAGGATATTCAGAAGACACAATTACATTAGAACTTCAGAATACCCCAGAGTATCAGCAACGATTTGCAGCAAATGCTGCACGTATTAAAAAGAACTTAAGTGTTCTTACTCCTGCGGAATATCTTGCTAACGAAGATGCTTACCGCCAAACACTCCGTGCATACGGTCTAACTCAATTTGACAATGATGCATATGTAAGGCAGTTTATCGAGAACGATGTATCTCCATCAGAGTTATCAACTCGTGTATCTATGGCAGTTCAGAGAGTCCAGAATGCTGACCCTGCAATTGCTAGAACACTTAAAGATTATTATGGAATTGGCTCAGCCGATATGGTTGCCTATGTTCTTGACCCTAACCAGCAACTACCTAAGATTCAGCGTCAGATTGCAGCAGCCGAAATTGGCGTAGCCGCAAGAGTACAAGGACTTGAGACTGGTGTCACTGTAGCAGAACAACTAGCAGCACAAGGAATCACACAAGCCGAAGCACAAAAGGGATATGCAACAATTGCAGATATCCTACCTACCGCACAGAAGTTAAGCGAAATCTATGGAACAACACTTCCTGGATACAACCAAGCAGAGGCAGAACAAGAAGTATTTAATACTCTAGCCTCAGCGCAACGTAAACGTAAAGCACTTACTGAGAGAGAAATTGCATCATTCTCTGGTAAGGCTGGAACTACAAAAGCGTCGCTACTTAGCACAACAGGCGGACAATACTAGAATCCTGACATTGACCTATCGGCCCAATGCAGCGTATAAGACCGACAGTAGGAGCCAGCCAGTTTCCCCGAACTGAACTGCGGCCTGCGACTAACAACGAATAGAAGGGTGGTAGTTGCTATGAGCAACAATTACTGGGAAGACGAAGACGAAGACCTAGATACTGACCAAGGTTTCTCTGGTGATGGAAGTGACTTGATTAAGAAGTTACGGAAAGCAAAGAGAGCCGACGAGAAGCGTATTAAGGAACTCACTGAGCAACTTGAAGGATTATCCAAAGTGCAGCGTGAGCGAACCGTCAAAGAAGTCCTGGAAAAGAAAGGCGTAAACGCTAAGGCTGCACGCTTAATTCTTAAGGATATCGATGATGTTAACGAGGAGACAGTTTCTAACTGGCTCGATGATAATGCAGATTTATTCGGAATTAAAGTACAGCAAGATGAATCCAACATGCCAGAACAAGACCGTGCTGCCCTAAGGCAACAGGATGTTCTAACACAAGGTGCGTTTACTCCAGACAGAATGGAAGAACTTAACTCAAGAATTGACAATGCAGATTCTATGGATGCATTGTTAGATGTTCTTCGTTCACAACAATCATCATAGTTTCTAGTCACTGGAGGTGACGAATGGCATATGTATCAACAGATTCCGCTTCTTTAGGCGGAACCGCTGGTGGTGCTGGTCTAGTACAGAAGGCGTATGACCGTCTTCTAGAATTCGCTCTCCGCTCTGAACCACTAATTCGTTCAGTCGCAGATAAGCGTCCAGCACGTCAAGCAATCCCTGGCTCAACCGTTGTATTACAACGTTATGTTGACCTATCAGTAGCAACAACTGCTCTGACAGAGACAACTGACCCAGATGCAGTAGCAATGTCAACACCAACATCAGTAACCATTACTCTTAACGAGTACGGTAACTCAGTGTTGGTAACACGTGCATTAGAGTTATTCTCTCTTGCAGATGTTGACCCTGCAATCGCAAATATTATTGCATTCAACCTAGCAGATTCTATTGACTCCGTAGCAATGACAACATTGCGTGGCGGTTCAAACGTAATCTACTCAGGTTCAACAGCAACTTCAACTGCAACAATTACTGCAGCAGCAACTCTAAGTTCTGCTAACGTTTTAAGAGCAGTTGCAAAACTACGTGCTAACAAAGCAGTACCTCGTAAGGGTACAAACTTCTGGGCTGGTATTCACCCAGAGGTATCACATGATTTCCGTCTTGCTACTGACACAGGTAACTGGTTAGTACCAAACCAATATGGTGCTTCACAGGACCGTGTTTGGGCAGGAGAGATTGGTGTATACGGCGGAGCATACTTCGTAGAAACTCCACGTATGTACAAGGCACAAGATGGTTCTGGTGGAACCGCTGCTAACAGCGTATACCGCACAATTATTTGCGGACAGCAAGCACTTGCTGAGGCTGTGGCAGAAGAGCCACATACAGTTATCGGACCAGTAGTAGACCGCTTAATGCGTCA